ATAGTGACGTTGCATAATAGGAAATAAAATATGGCATCAACATACACACCACTCGGAGTAGAACTTCAAGCAACTGGCGAAAACGCTGGAACGTGGGGAACTAAAACAAATACTAATTTACAAATTTTTGAACAAATTGTTGGCGGATTTTCTGCTCAATCAATAGCAGGTGGTGCACAGACTACAGCTTTATCTGTATCTGATGGATCAACTGGAGCAGTTCTATCTCATAGAATGATTGAATTTACAGGTTCTATTACAGGAAACCAAGTTGTAACTATTCCATTAGATGTTCAAACTTTTTATTATTTAAGAAATTCAACTACTAACGGATCAGGTACTCCGACAGTACAATTTAAATATGCTACAGGTTCTGGTGATTCATTTACTTTCGCAGGAACTAACAAAGGCGATGCTGTTGTATTTGCTACTGGGAATGATGGAACTAATCCAGACATTTATACTTTACCAGCTGGTGATGTAACACTTACAGGTACTCAAACTTTAACAAACAAAACTTTAACAGCGCCTAAAATTGGAACTTCAATTTTAGATACTAACGGAGCTGAATTATTACTTTTAACAGCAACAAGTTCAGCTGTTAATGAAATTACATTAGCAAACGCTGCGACTGGAAATGGTCCTATTCTTTCAGCAACAGGTGAAACTAATGTTGATATAAATTTAAACCCTAAAGGAACAGGTGTTCTTAAATCAGGTGCAGCTGCAGTAAACATTGCAGGTAAAGAAACTATGTGGGTTCCAGCTTCAGCTATGTATGGAGCTACAACTAACCCAGCAGCAGCAGAACAAGTTGAAACAACAGCAACAAGACCTGATATGAAAGTATTAGATTTTGATGCAAGTACAGATGAGTTTGCACAATTTTCAGTGGCTTTTCCTAAATCATGGAACGAAGGCACAGTAACTTATCAAGTTTACTGGACACCAGCTTCTACTAATACAGGAGACTGTATTTTTGGATTACAAGGAGTTTCTTGTGGTGATAGTGATACTATTGATGTTGTTTACGGAACAGCGATAAATATTACAGATGCTGGTATAGGAACAGTAGAAGACCAACAAGTTTCGGCAGAAAGTTCTGCAGTTACAATTGCAGGATCACCTGCAGTAGATCAATTAACTTACTTTCAATTATTTAGAGATGCAAATGCAGGCGGAGATACTTTTAGTGCTGATGCAAGAGTATTAGGTATTAAATTATTCTTCACTACAGATGCGGCTAACGACGCATAAGGAATTTAGATATGAAGGATATAGATAATTTACTTACTTCAAGTAAAAATTTAAGTAAAAAAAATCATTTACGAACAAAATCTTTTGGTTATCAAGTCTTAGGATTTGGCGCTGGAGGATCAGTAAGTCCTTTTATTACAGCTACTGGTGGAACGATTACAACATCAGGTAATGATAAAATTCATACATTTACAAGTCCAGGAACATTTACAGTTTGTGTAGCGGCAAAATGTGCAGCTGATAATCTAGTTTCTTATCTTGTTGTTGCAGGAGGTGGTGGAGCTGCTGGAAACCTTGCAGGTGGCGGAGGTGGAGGTGGATTTAGAGAAGTAAAAAGTCCCTCAACTCCTTACACAGCTAGTCCTTTAGATGGATATGGAACTCCAGGAAATAGAATTACAGTAACAGCTACTGGTTTTCCAATTACAGTAGGTGCAGGTGGAAATGGTGCTTGCGGTTGTTATCCTAGTGTAACAAATGGTGCAAATTCAATTTTTTCAAGTATAACAAGTGCAGGCGGTGGTCACGGTGGTTGTGCAACAGTACCGACTCCACAAGCTTGTGGTGCCGCTGGTGGTTCAGGCGGCGGTGAAGCAGGTGGTTCAGAGAAGACTTATGGAGCAGGTAACACTCCTCCTACAACTCCACCTCAAGGTAATCCAGGTGGACCTGGATCCGGAGGAGGCCAATTTCCTCATTTAGGTGCAGGAGGTGGCGGAGGTGCCACAGCAGCTGGTTCAGCTGGTAATACTTCTACTGCTGGACCTGGTGGTGCAGGAGCATCAACTGTAATTAACCCAGCAACAGGTCAACCTGGCCCAGGACCTTCACAATATTATTCTGGTGGCGGTGGTGGTGGACTTTATTCTGGTAGTAGTTGGGGTACAGGAGGAATAGGTGGAGGATCTAGTGCAGGCCCGGATAAAGCAGATCCTGCTAGAAATGGTACAGCTAATACTGGTGGTGGTGCATCAGGATATGGAAATGGCGGATCAGGTATAGTAATAATAAGATACAAATTTCAATAGGATAAATTATGGCACATTTTGCAAAAATATCAGAAAATAATGAAGTACTTACAGTTTTAACTTTAAACAATGTTGACATGCAGAACGCTGATGGCGTTGAAGAAGAAACAATAGGACAACAATATTTAGAAAAACATAATAATTGGCCTGCAAATTTATGGATTCAAACTTCATACAATACATCTAAGGGACAACATCAAAATGGCGGAACACCTTTTAGAGGTAATTACGCAGGTGTAGGTATGACGTATGATCAAGATAATGATATTTTTATTGGTTCAAAAGTTCATGCAAGTTGGGTTTTAAATGTATCAGAAGCAAGATGGCAGTCTCCAATAGGTGATGCGCCTGCATTCACAGCAGAACAACAGTCTCAAAACGAAGCGGCGACACATATGTGGGTATATAATTGGAACGAATCAGGGCAGTCTTGGGACATAGAAAATCTTAAAGCATAATTAATCTAAATTAATTTTTTTCAACATATTGACATTTTTAGTAAATTAAATTAAATACCTTATAGGTATGCAGAAGAAAGTATTAACCGAACAGTCAATTTATTTTGGAGATGTTTCAATGCCTAAACATTGGGAGATAGATCAAAATGAACTAGCTCATCATATTTTACAATCTAATTTAACTGATGAAAAATTACAGTTTTCAAGAACTTATGATAAGTTAAATACTTATATAAAAGAGTTTATTAATCTTAAACACAGTATCAATTTACTTAACAAATCAACTTGGGGAAATATATATAAACCCAATGAGACAACAATTCCTTTATTAAACATAGATCCAGTAGATCTACGTAACTCTCCTGACTTTACTATGCTTTACGGTGTTAAAGTTAAAGATTGTAATGTTCGAATACATTATGAAGACAATAGACGTAAAGGAAGAAGTTGGGACATGGAACTTAAAAATAATATGTTTATTATGTTTCCATCAACTAATATGTATTACATAACCAATAATCAAAAGGATAGTTTAAATTTTGTACAAACTATAACTTATGAATATATCTAATTACTACTGGCATTTTCCTGCCGCACTTACACCTAAATTTTGTGATGATGTAATAGCTTATGCAAATTCACAAGAAGAAGTAATGGCTAGAACAGGTGGCTATGGTGATAAAAAATTAAAAAAAGAAGAAATAAAAGATTTAAAAAGAAAACGAAACTCTGATTTAGTATGGTTGAATGATACCTGGATCTATAAAGAATTACATCCGTATGTGCGTATAGCTAATAAAAACGCTGGTTGGAATTTTGATTGGGAAAGATCGGAATCTTGTCAGTTTACAAAATACAAACACAATCAATACTATGATTGGCACTGTGATAGTTGGGATAAAACATATGAGAGAAAAGACCCTAATCATCCAGAACACGGCAGAATTAGAAAACTATCTATGACTTGTCAGTTAACAGATGGTTCAGAATACAAAGGTGGTGAACTAGAATTTGACTATAGAAACTACGATCCACATATGAGAGATGAAGCTAAACATTTAAAACAAGCAAAAGAAATTTTACCTAAAGGATCTATTATTGTTTTTCCCTCTTTTGTATGGCATAGAGTTAAACCTGTAACATCAGGCACAAGATATAGTCTTGTTGTTTGGCATTTAGGAAAACCATTTAGATGAGTTGTAAAACAATAAATAATTTTTTAGATAAAGAACAGTTGTCTACAATACAATCAATTGTTTTTGATCCAGGGTTTCCTTGGTATAAAAGAAAAGAACTAGATTTTAATTCTAACAATG